TGACTTGGTTGGTAGCGCAGATACGTCTGTTTCACTAACTCAAACCAGAGATACTTTGGGGATTATGCGAAGCACCACTGATACAGCTAATACTTTAACTGGTCACATTAAGAGCATTCAATATTACCCATTACGCGTAGCGGATGCCAAACTGGAGACACTAACATCATGACACATTATTTAAGGTTTACGGATGAGGCTGAGTTTCTCTTTGAGTTTGATGCTTACATTGATGATGAGCATGGGTTAGTAACCAGTGGTGTAGGGTATGACTTTGACGTTATAGGCATTATCTATAAGCCTACTGATGATGTTCAGGTGGACGATGAAGGTTATGAGTGCCCTATCATGGAACCTGTTGATGGATGGCACGTCAACTGGTTAGGTGAGCTACCTGAGTCATTACAAGCCTACGCACTAGAAGAACCCAACAACCCCGCTAGAGTCTTTGCAGGACACCGACCAATCAAGAAGGATGAGCAAGATGAATATCTTTAGTACAGTAATTGTAACAAACGCTAAGAAGAAAGCAGCACAAAAAGTAATTAACGACCTGTACTATGTTCCTGCTACTGACGACGAAGCTGATCACATCTCTACTAGAGGTGAGGGGTTCTTTGATATTGAATTAAAAAAAGGGATTAGCAAGTATTGGGCAAGCTCAGGAGCGTTCCAGAGTGAACAGCTAACGGCTTTAATTAATAATGTATCTCCATACTATGTGGTTATTGGTAATGACTTCCAGGCAGCTCTGGATGCGTGTGGATTAACTAAAGTAGTAGTCGAACAAATCATTTAAGGGATTGGCATCATGGTCGAGGAAACTAAAGAAGTAATGGATATAGCAGCAGCATCAACTGGCGTACTAGCAATGGCAGCCTGGCTTCCACCTGTAGCTTCAATCTTTACTATTATCTGGTTAGGTTTACGCATTTGGGAGTCAGATACTGTTCAAGGCTTTAGGGGAAAGTAATGATTGACCTGCTTATAAAACCTGTTACTAAACTCCTCGACAAGTGGATACCAGATGCGGACACCAAGCAGAAGATCGCCCATGAGATTGCAACAATGTCTGAACGCCACGCGCAGGAAATCGCACTGGCTCAGATTGAAGTCAACAAAGCAGAAGCAGGAGGCAACTGGTTCCAAGCAGGATGGAGACCAGCTACAGGTTGGGTGTGTGTTGCAGGGTTCGCAGTAAACTTCTTGATCTCTCCCATCGCAGCAGCCTTCGGTGTTACAATACCTCAAGCAGATACAGCGGTGATGCTACCTGTACTGATGGGTATGCTAGGGCTAGGTACAATGAGAACTATTGAAAGGATGAGAAAAGATGGGTGATGTAGTTAAGCTAAGGCCAGACCTTGCAGCGCTGTGTGAAGAGTACGAGACTCTTATAGTCATAGGTGTGAACGACGAACAGATACAGATCGTTAGTAACTTGGAAGACCCTGACATCCTATACAGTATGGAAGTTGCTAAGGCAGAGTTAATCAATGCCTACTTTACTGCTGACTATGAGGTTCACTAATGCAGATGCAATACTTCGACATCAAAGAGTTTGATTGTCAGGAGACTGGCACTAACGAGATGAACCCTTTCTTCCTAGAGAAGCTAGACCATCTGCGTCACCAGTGTGGGTTCCCATTCAAGATTACCAGTGGATACCGAGACCCTTCTCACTCTATCGAAGCTCGTAAGACTAGACCTGGCACTCACGCTATGGGAATTGCTGCTGATATTCAGATCAACAGCGGCTCAGAAGGTTATGTAATTGTGAAGTGGGCTATGGAGATGGGGTTTGGTGGCATAGGTATTGCCAAGAACTTTATCCATGTAGACACTAGAAACACAGTACAAGTTATGTGGACATATTAGTTTAAGAATGTCCGGATATAAGGCGCTAGGCTACCCAAATCCTTAACTTAGTAAACTCTTGCTGGTCTTCTTAGATTCTTTAAATGCCTTAGCTGTGGGCGCACCCTTGGCTCCAGGCTTTCTCATTTTCTCAGAGCTACCTGCTTTGATGCGCTTACGTTTGGCATGGATGTTTGCGTATAAACCTTTCATTGTATTACCCTAGAGTTCTTGAGTAGCCATTGCTTACTGGCGCAGGACTTTCAACTAATATTTTCTTTTTCTTCTTTAGCTTTGGCATATCAATAGAGCCAGAGCCATCAAATGCTGGCAACAAACTTCTACCCTGAGCAGGAGCATTGACAGTTTTGCCCGACTTGCTTTTAAACGTCCCCTTATTAGCCGCCATTACAGCCATCATCATGCCATTCATGTTATCACCACTTAGATTTGTTGGCCCAGTACGCAGCAGACATCTTACCCTTGGCGATGTTCTTAGCATGGCGAGCTTTGAATGATTTGCGACGAGCTTTCTGCTTGTCTGTTTGGGGGGATGATCCTGCACCTGATACACCTTGCTGACCAAAGCGTATAGTCTTAACCTTATCACCTTCCTTGGCGACCACAACGTGAGATTTGGTGGCGTGTTTGGGCGTTCTCTTGGGCTTGTTGTAGCCAGAGACTCCGATTCGGGATAGTAAGCTGTTCTTTTTCATACCCCGATTATAGCATATTCAGGTATTTATTTCTCGTTGTATTCCAGCTCTAACAGCAGCTCACAGTAGTGTATGACCTTCCGTATATCCTCAGCACCATTCTTTTCACGATGGCGTGTGATGTACTTGATGACGTTACCCTCAATAAAGCCCAGCTTATTCTTGTAGGTGTACTCGATTGGCTGTATCTCCTGCATATAGTGGCTGCCACCTTCCTGCTTATTCAGATAGCTCATACTTCTTCTTCCTTTGGGTGATACACCTCAACATACGCATTGCAGTTAGGACATGACAAGTTAGTCACAGTGTGAAAATCTTCCGACTCAGGATTAATGTCGTCATCACGACCCCAAATTAATTCTTCTTTACATAGCCAGCAGTTCATACTTCTTCCTCAAATAGTTAAGTGATACAGGCATCTCATCACACTGCCCATCATTGACTTCATGTAACATCCACACACCACGCCAGCTACTGTTGGTCTGCGCTGTTAGGTAGTCTTCATCGTGTTGGTAGAAGATACCTGCGAACAATCCAATCATAGGCTTCATGTCTGCTCTGTTGGCAAAGGCTATATCTCTATCTTGAACGTGACCCATCACACAACTCATGTGCTTCTTGGTTAGCATCAGCTTGGCACTGCTGACTGGCCTACCCATGATACCACTGGTAAAGTAATGCGAGTAAGCTATACCGTCAATCACTACGACATCCAGGAATCCATGTACTTCCCAGCCCATCTCTTCTAGCATCAGATCATCATACCCTATCAGACCTTCTAGTTTAGCGTCTGACTCGATTGCTCTCTGTATGCGTTGTTCGTGGTTGCCCAATGTGAAGACAAGTCTAGGGTTCCATCTCTTGTCCTTATTGCGTACCAGTCTTTGCTGCTCTTCGCGGATAGGATCGAGGAATGCTTTCATACCCTCAATGCCTGACTCAACATCATGTACATATCGACGACCTTCAAAGGACTTCTTGCCTACATCCCAGCTCGAAAGGCTAGGCATATCCCAGTGATCTCCGATGTGAACAATAACATCTGGCTTCTTCTCTACTGCGTACTGTCCTGCCCACTTCAAATGATCTAGGTTACTGCCAGGTTTCACTTGCGTGTCAGGGATTACCATGTGCTTCATAATCTACTCCATTAAAAAAGCCCCCGTTAGGAGGCCATGTCTTGGTATGCAATAGCGGCTAAGCCAACTACTACAACTATGATTGCGATTGTCACGATGTAACCCCAGTAGTCTGTAGAGGGGCCGATTATACTCGCTATCGTTGATGATATATAATGATACATATTCATGGATTCTATATCAGTAATGGTATATCAATCGTCTTCAGGCTTCCTTTACGAATACACCGTCTACCATCTTACCCTTGCGATATTTAATATCATTATAGGCATGGTACATACACTCCCAGAGAGTAAGTCCGTTGCGCTCTGCGATGTTAATCAGGACTACAATGATGTCACCAATGTCATCAATGACTGGCTGGCTCATTACAATGTTTACACCCAGCTCATCCACTTCTTCTAGCAGCTTGGTGAACTGTGCAGCATCTGTAGAACCTTCGATCAGGTTACGATCTTTGTGCCACTGGACAATCTTGTTTTCTAAATCATTACTCATCATCTTTCCTGTTAGCTCTACGCTTATTCCACTCAGCCTGTTCGTCTATAGTAAACAGAACAATGCCAGTAATAAGGCCGCCCACTATAATCACGCAGGCGGCCATACTAATCAACTCCACTAGAACGGA